AGACTGATAACCGAAGAACTGAAATCCGGAACAATCGACAAACTCGTGGTCATGGCGCACCACCGCCGGGCGATTGATCTTGTCACCGAGCACTTAAATCAGCACGGGGTGCGGGCGGAAGCGATCACGGGCGCTACAAGTGAACGGCAGCGGGAGATGACGGTCCGCTCTTTTCAGGATGACCCGCGCGGCGTTCGTGTGATTGTCGGTAATATCACCGCCGCCGGTACCGGGCTCACCATGACGGCATCGTGCAGGGTTGACATGCTTGAGAGCTCGTGGACCCCCGCTGACAACGTTCAGGCGGTCCGGCGTATCCGGAGAAAAGGGCAGAAGCGCCCGACCTTTGCACGGTTCGTCATGCTCAATAACAGTTTCGACGGCGTTGTGGCCAAGATCGTTACGAAAAAGGCCAACACGATTATCTCGATTACCGCAAAGGATAACCTTGCGGAAGCAATGGCAAAGGAGGAGTAAAAGCCATGACTGATAGTAAAGCCGAGCAGGAAGACCGCGAGCAAATTGCGGCTAAACATTTAAGGTTGCTGAAAGCCGAGGACAAAATACGAAACGTACAGGCGTATGTAGAAGCCACAACCGGCGGCAGCTTCGAGGACATAATACGAGAAGCAGCGAAGCTGCTGGAAGCCGAAGGCTACGAACTTGTTCGTAAGGAAAACATTCGGGAGTTAAGCTGCTCCAGTGTGGTTTCAAACCGTAAAATAGAAAACCTAATAAACCCAGAACACGCTAGATACGCGGCCAAAGCCTGCGTTGAAAGTTTATTTCACTACCTCACAAACAAGGTTAAAGAGATAGTCACGCTGCACAGGCGAGACGACCCAGAATACGCTGCTGTCCGCTACACTATCCGCTTGAGGTGCATCGTCGAGGCGGACCAAAGTTCTGTCCCGGCAAAGCGGGGACTAGAGGATATTATATTCGAACAACTGCGAAATTTGGGCTTGACTGCGCGGCCCTAAACTCATAGAAATATATGCGTAGTACCTAACCACCTAACAACTGGAGATACAAAATGAAGATCACTGTTAATATCGAGACCGTTGACCTTGGCGATCTCGCACGTATCGCTGCTGCGCTTGGCGGTGAAGCTGTCACCGTGACCCAAGCCAAGCCTTCGGCCAAGGCGGCCAAGTCCGCCGAAGCAGCCGCCCCGGCGGTTGCCTACACCCCCGCCCCGGCTCCGGCCCCTGCGCCGGTTCCTGCTGTGGACGCACCCCCTGCCGCACAGCCGGAGCAGGCACCCGCCGTTCCGACGGAAGCGGACTTGATCGCCGCAGCCAATGCAGCGGTCGGCAAACTCGGGGTTGGCGGTCCGGAGTTGGTCAAGTCGTACATCGCCGCCAAGTTCACCAAGGCGGACGGCTCCCCTGGTACGCTTAAGCTCGTGGCGGACGATCAGCGAAGCCGCCTGCTTAAGACTTTGCAGGACATCGGAACCGGTACACTGGCGAGCGCAGGAATGCGCGCGGCGATCGAGGAGTTTTTGAAGTGAGCCGACAAGGAACCCACTTGACCTTTGGCGGCTCTTCGGCGCACCGCTGGCTTAGTTGCCCTGGCAGTGCCAAGCTGTGCGCCACCCTGCCCCCGCAGGTAGAGAACGAACACATGAAAGAAGGGACGCGCGCCCATGCGCTTCTCGAACTGGCGGTGCGCGAGCGCCGTAGTAGCGTACTGGAGTTTCAAGGCGTCTCACTTAATGGTGGTTGGCCGGAGTTCACCGATGAACTTGTCGAGGCGGTGCAAGTTGCGCTCGATCATGTCAACGGTATCTTGGACCGCCACCCCGACGCGGAACTTTGGGTCGAGCGTATGTTCCAACTCGGAGAGGACGTCGGCGGGACAGCGGATGTCGTCATCTATGTGCCTTCTCTCAAGCTGCTTCACGTCATTGACTACAAGCACGGGCGGGGGAAGTACGTTAACGAGAACACGCCGCAGATGAAGCTCTACGCTGCTTGCGTGTTGTTCGGGCTTCCGGAACTGCTTGTCGAGCGGGTTGACGCGACTATCATACAGCCGCGTTGCCAAGTCGGGGAGCCGATCCGGACCGCAGTCTACGGGCCGTCCGACCTCATAGCGTTCAGTGACGAGGTGGACGCGGCGGTAGCGGCGGCGAAGTCAGACAACCCGCCACTGGTCACCGGTGACGAGCAGTGTCACTGGTGCCCGGCTGCACATGTCTGCCCTGCCTTGGCCGCGACGCTCCCCACGACGGCTCACGACGTGACGGCGTGGGCGGATAACACGGTAGTTGCTGACAGCGTTGTGGTTACGTTGGCACCGCCGGAAGCTATGCGCCACGATCCTGCCAAGTTGGCCGCCACCTTGTCTGCGCTTCCGCTGATCCAGTCTTGGATCGATGCAGTAGAGGATCAGGCATATGCTCTCGCGATGGCCGGTACAGAACTTCCGGGCTTCAAACTTGTGCCGAAGGTGGCGCGTCGCAAGTTCACAGATAAGGACGAAGCGAAGAAGTGGTTTGCAAACAACACATTGCTGGACGAGGATGAGTTCGCCCCGCGTGAGTTACTGTCTGTCGCGCAAGCCGAGAAGCTTGTGAAGCAGATAGCAGGACCTGACGGCGTTAAGGCTATGGCTGGCCTCGTTGTCAAAGAAAGTTCGGGACTTAAGCTTGTCCCGGATAGCGCGAAGGGGGACGCGGTTAATCCCCTTACCGTAGCCGGAGCCGGTTTTGCTTCGGCAGTGACGATAGATGGAGATAAATGATGACGAACCAGATTGACCCTAGAATGCAGATCGGCCTTGTGCCGGAGCTCTACAACCGCCTGATCGAAGGCAACCCGCCGAGCGTCGGGGAAGGCGGTGTATTGTTTTCCGGCGCTGTCCGGTTGTCGTGGCCTAGCCTCTCGAAGCCCAAGGTTGCTATGGCCGGAAGCACTGGCAAGCCGAAGTTCCAAGCTACCGGGTTGTACACCCACAAGAACATCAACGTGATAATGGAAGCTTTGAAGGCGTCTATTAAGCTGCACTACCCTACCGTCAGTGACCCTTCCGTTTTGCTCAACCCGCTCGGGAAGAACAGCGCGGTGCGTGATCAGGCGCTCAAGGTTTCGGTGGCGGACGGCGGCCAAGAAGCAATCAAGGGAACCACTTCCGGCTACGTTCCCGGCCTTCCGTTCTTCACGGCGAAGTCGCTGAACGCGGTTCCGTGCTTCCACAATTCCGGTGGCAGGGTTGCTGCGGTACTGCCGGAAGAGATTGATCGCATCCTATACGCTGGTTGTTGGGTCACGATGAAGCTTGTCCTCATCAAATCGACAAGCACCGGCAACCCAGGGGTGTACTTCGGGCTACAGTCTGTCATGAAGCTTGCAGACGACAAAGCCTTTGGTAGCGCGGGCGGGGGCGGCTCGCCGGACGACTTCGCTACTGCGGTGTCGATCGAAGACCCGAACACCAACCAGATTATCCAGAACACCAACATCGCTCAGAACGATTGGGGCTGATAGATGAAACTCCACTTGGACTTCGAGACACGATCAGAGGTACCTCTCAGGACTCACGGTTCCGTGCGCTATGCTATGGACCCGACAACAGATGTCCTGTTGGCTCGCTGGTGTCTTGAAGACGAGCGGGGGCGCGGAACAATCCAAGGTTGGCGACGGGGCGACCCGCCGCCAACCGACCTTATCGACGCCGTGGCTGCCGGGGCTACCGTGTGCGCACACAACGCACTGTTTGAACTGGCGGTATGGACCTATGTTTGCGAGCGGCGCATGGGGTGGGGCAAGCTATCCCCGCACCAGATGGATTGCACGATGGCGCGAGCGCACATCATGTCGTTGCCAGGATCACTTGACGCGGTGACGAAGCTCATGCGGGTCAAGCACAAGAAGAACCCCGCAGGTAAGTCCCTGATCAATTTCTTTTGCGTTCCGGTGAAGCCGAAGAAAGGCGAAGAGTTCGACAAGGTTCGGTTCAACGAACCCGAGGACTACCCGAAAGAGTTCAACGAGTTCGACCAATACTGCATCGACGACGTGGAAGCCGAGTGCGACTTGGACAAAGTGCTCCCGCAGATGTCGGATAGCGAGCGCGATATCTACCACTTTGATCTTGTGGTTAACATGCGCGGCTTCCGGCTTGACACGGTGTTAATGCGGAAGGCTGACGCATTCCTTTCGGAAGCAAAGCGCAGGGTTGACATCGAGCTTGATCTCGTCACCGAAGGCGCGGTGCCAGCGGCAACGCAAGTTGCAAAGCTAAAGACTTGGCTCAACGACAGGGGCATTCCCGTGGAGAGCCTTGGCAAAGGCGAGATAGAAGGGATCACAGAACACGCACGGCTGTTCGACGACGAAGCAGCAGAACACGCGGTCAACCTTAGAAGGATAGGCGCGAAGGCGACAAGCTTGGCCAAGTACGCTTCCGGGCTGCGGTGCGTCGGGTTCGATGAACGGGCGCGTGGCCTTCTCACGTACCACAAAGCTTCGACCGGACGGTGGGCAGGAAATCTATACCAGCCTCATAACCTTGAACGGATCGACCCCGACGAAGACGGGCCGCTGGTCGAACAGATGCTTACGATACTCAGGGACGCCGGGGCGCCACAAGACGCCGTGGACTGGTGCGAACTGGTGGGGCTTGTCCCTATGAAAGCGATTGGCAAATGCACCCGCGCCATGATTGTAGCAGCGGAAGGCCACGAGCTGATCGGGTGCGATTACTCGAACGTCGAAGGACGTGGTTCGGCATGGCTCGCGAACGAGGCATGGAAGCTGGACGCCTTCCGCGCCTATGACGCTGGCACCGGCCCTGATCTGTACAAACTGGCCTACAGCAAATCCTTTGGCGAGCCGGTCGAGAACATCGGCAAAGGTCCGAAGCGGCAAATTGGCAAGGTGCAAGAACTGGCGCTTGGGTACCAAGGGGCGGTCGGGGCGTTCATGAGCATGGGGGCCAACTACGGTATCAAGCCGGACAACTTGCTTGCCGCGGTCAAACCCGCCGCTACGGTTGAAGGGTGGGAAGCAGCCGCCGCCAAGTACGAGCGCAGTGCCAAGTTCGGGTTATCTTTGGACCAGTGGACTTCGTTCCGCTACGTCGTGGACGGCTGGCGGTCCGGCCACCCGCGTATCGTGCAGGGTTGGTGGGACTTGCAGGACGCGGTGGTTGTCGCTGTCTCGAACCCCGGCGAGGTGATCCCGCTATTCTACGGGCGGGTGCGCGTCTATTGCGCCCGTAACCAAAGCTTCCTGTATATCTATTTGCCTTCGGGCCGCCCGCTGTCTTACTTCCGCCCTCGTATCAAGACCACGAAGGACGAATTTACAGACGCTTTCGGTGACACATACGAGCGCACCAGACGGCAAGTCGTGGTCGAAGGGTGGGACAGCCGCAGCAATGTGTGGGGCGATGTCTCGCTCTACGGTGGGCTGGAGTGGGAGAACGTCGTGCAGGCCCTGTGCCGCGACCTCTTGGCGCACGGCATGATGGCGTGCGAACGCGCCGGTTATCCGGTCGTGCTCCACGTCCACGACGAAGGCGTGTTTGAAGTGCCGGTCGGTCAAGGCGATGTGGCCGAAGTTCAGCAGCTCATGGCAATCCTGCCGCCGTGGGCAAAGAAGTTTCCCCTGACCAGTGCAGCATGGCGGGATCGGAGATACGTAAAATGAGACAGGAAAACCTTTTATGGAAGAAGACATTCAAAAGCGCGGAAGATTTTGTCATCCACCAAGCCGCAGCCCCGCTGTCGCACCCGCTCCGCAAGACATACTACAAGCACAAAACTCTTGAAGGGGGCATGGTAGAAGTTACCTGCTATGAAGGGCGAATGGTTTCAGCCCGCCGTGCAAAGGTTCTCCCGCTCGAAGACTTGGGATAGCCGCTTGACGCATAAAAACTTATGCGTTACGGTGCGAATAACAGGAGACCCTTAATGAGACACAAGACTTACACAGCGCTGGTGGAGCAGATGAAAGCCGAACCGCGCGACTTTACGCTCGAAGAGATTTACCGGATCGTGTGCAGGCCGCCCCACCAAGACGGGCTTTCGGTCGAGCAGCTTCACAGCCGGTGCTCTCGGGCGATCGGGGAAGCGCGGATTGCATTGAAGAAGCAAGGCTATGTTCTTGTGTTCGGTGATCTGCGCCATAGCTACCGCGCCACTGTCAGGGAACGGGTGAAATGACTGCTTACTACAACGAGATAGACCCTTTCGCCGCGCAGTGGTTGAGGAACCTTATTGCCGCTGGCCACATCGCAGATGGAGTTGTTGATGAACGATCGATCGAGGATATCGTACCTTCCGAACTCGCAGAGTTCACTCAGTGCCACTTCTTCGCCGGTATCGGAGTATGGAGCCACGCGCTCCGGCGAGCAGGGTGGCCAGACGACCGCCCTGTCTGGACAGGTTCTTGCCCCTGCCAACCTTTCAGCGCGGCAGGCAAAGGAGCAGGGTTTGCTGACGAGCGGCACTTATGGCCAGCCTTCTACCATCTCGTCGTCGAGCGCAGACCTCAAGTTGTGTTTGGAGAACAGGTTGCGAGCAAAGACGGCCTTGGTTGGTTCGACCTTGTACAGGCTGACTTGGAAGGAGCGGGCTACGCCTGCGCTGCGGTCGATACCTGCGCTGCGAGCTTCGGCGCACCGCACATCAGACAACGACTGTACTGGGTGGCCGACACCGACAACCAGGGACGGCAAGGGCGGGTACCAAGGGGGCCAAATCAGGGACGGGAAGATCAGCTTGGATACAGTGGACGTGGCGGCGCAGTTGGCAGGTTGGCCGACGCCGAGCACGATGGACAGCGGGAATACCGGAAACGCTTGGGAGGCGCGGCGGGAACGGGTGAAGGCCGACCTGAACAACGGGAACGGCTTCGGGCTGATCTTGCCCATGACTGCGCAGTTGGCGGGGTGGTCAACGCTGACAAGCAGGGACTACAAAGGCGCGAACAACATAGAGCGCACCGCTGCGAAAGCGGAGAGGGGGGAACGCGCTTACATGGGGCAACTGGCAAACCAAGTGCCGGTGATGTTGTCGGGTTGGCCGACACCGATGGCTGGAACCCCGGCGCAGAACGGGAACAACGAAGCGGGCAATACGGACAGCAGCCGGAAGACGGTAGCATTGGCTGGGTGGCCTACGCCGCAGGCAAGCAAAAACACAAAGAACAGCGCAGACCCCCGACGCATGAAGGAGGGCGGAGTGCAGACATCTCTAGCGGACGCGGCTTGGTTGACGCAGGCGCCGCAACCAGCCCGACTAACGGCTTCTGGCGAAATGCTGATTGGCTCCTGTGCCGGGATGGAAAGTGGCGGCCAGTTGAACCCGGCACATTCCCGTTGGCTCATGGGGCTACCTCCCGCGTGGGACGATTGCGCGCCTACGGCAACGCGATCGTTGCGCCGCAAGCCCAAGCCTTTATTGAATCCTATCTCGGTTGATTGGGATTAACCATGGCGATAGTAGATGCAGCACTGGCGTGGGCCGCGCGCGGCTTCCGCGTGTTTCCGCTCACCCCGGGGGACAAGGTTCCACCGAAAGGTATGGCGTGGAAAGACGAAGCTACGACTGACCCGACCAAGATCAAATCTTGGTGGGCGTTCGAGCCGAACTACAACTACGCTGTGGCCGCCGGTAACGGCGCCCTGATCGTAGATGTGGATGCAGGGAAGAACGGCTTCGCCGCTTTGCTCGATCTTGATCTCCCCGCCACGCTGACTGTCAAGACACCAGGGGGCGGGTTCCACATGTACCTGAACGGCCCCGATGTACAGAACTCGGTGGACCGCATAGCACCGGGGATCGATATCCGGTCGGTCGGGGGGTACGTTGTCGGGCCGGGCAGTTACTTCGCTGACCCTGGTGCGAAGAAGGGTTACACCGGAACATACCACGTCGTCGATAACACGCCACCGGCAGCCGCTTCCGCCAGCTTTGTGCTGATGTGCGGCGAGCCGAAGCAACGCGAACATGGCCCCGCCGTGTCCGTTGACGAGCCGGACGACATCGTGTTCGCTATCCACTACCTACAAAAGGACGCCCCCGCGTCTATAAAGGGGCGCGGCGGTAACAACACAGCGTATGCGGTCGCCGCGCGTGTACTAGAGATTGGTGTATCTGTCGATCTGGCCACGTCTCTTATGATGGAGCACTGGAACCACAGATGCCCGCCGGGCTGGTCCCATGATCGTCTTCATACCATTGTAGAGCACGCATCTACGTACATGCTTCGCCGCCAAGGTTCGGGCGGGGTGACCGCCGCCGCAGGTGATTGGGGTGACGCAGTTACGCTGCCCCCCGCCTCGCCGCCTAGCTCCAACGGGAAGTTCGATAACATATTCACTACGCGGCCTATGACCCCGCTTGAGGACATACCGGCGCGTGAGTGGGTCATGCACCGGCTACTGCTTCGGAACGAAGCGGCGGTGCTCGCGGGGCCGGGCGGCGTCGGCAAGTCCGGCTTCTCGTTGGCGCTTGCGGCGCACGGCGCAGCAGGGCGCAGCTTCGCAGGGTTCACCGTCACCCGCCCGTTCAAGACTATCGTCTACAATCTCGAAGACAGCCGTCACGAGATGGAAGCACGGCTGTACGCTGCTTGCGCAGTGTATGATCTTGACCCGCGCGAGATCGAGAAACACGTTCTCCTGTGGCCGGGGCGTGAACTCCGCTTCCGTTTGATGAACCGGGATCACACATTCGCAATGGCGGACATTCAGGAACTGGCGCGGCTCACGAAGCGCGAAGGCTTTGACGCCATGGTGCTCGACCCGCTTGTCTCGCTTCACCACGAGGAAGAGAACGACAACACGGCGATGGGTGAAGTCATGGACGCGCTTAACGGGCTGGCGCGACTTGCCAACATCGCGGTGCTCGCGTTGCACCACACGCCGAAGTCAGTTCGACAAGCCGGTTCGTCAGACGCAATTCGCGGGGCGGGTAACATCGTCAATGCAGTTCGCATCGCCAGCACGATCTACGCAGCGGATGAAGCCGACGCGGCATTGTACGGGTTCGGGGAAGGGTACAAGGCGCGGTATGTCCGCATCGACGACGCCAAGCAGAACCTTTCAGCGATGGAGACAAAGCCGCTGTGGCTTGAGAAGCAGAGCTTCCCGCTTCCGTGTGGCGATACAAGCTACGCATTGCGGCTTATGGAACCTTCGGCCACCGCAACGGGCGAAGCAAAGTTCATCGCGACTATCTTGGCTTCCCACATGGTGGCACACGGTTCAATGCACTTGGCTACTTACGACGCGGCCAAGGTTCTCGTGGCAGCCGATAGTTACTTCCGCGACAAGGTACCTTCATCCGGTGATCTGCGCCACGTCAAGACACTGATCGAACTCCGGTTGGCGAGCCCTGTCCAGACTGATATAGGGGAGACGGTTCGTGCTGTGGCCAAAACAGAACCAGGCGCACAGACCGCCCGGATATTCATCGAACTCGGATGATTGTCTTACGGCGTTTTGTTTGGCGGGGTCATGAACTTCAACGCGGCCAACACGCTGTCAAGCCGTATCTGTGTGTCCCGGTGATGCTCTTTCATGTCAAACCGCATGTCGCGCATCGCCCCGTCGATCCGCGCCATGTGCCCGTCAAGATCGGCGCGGCGGACATACTCGTCCCTGACATCGTTGACCCGTTGGTGAAGGTCGCTGTCGCCTCGGGTGATTGCGTCGGACAGGCGGTAGAACCCTGCCAGCAAAGCGGTGATGAACGCCACGACGATGGTTATCCCAACGCCGATGATCCACATTAGAGCATGATTGTCCATGTCCACCCCGCGAAAGCGGCCCCTTATATATTGGCGAACTGCCAGTGCATTCCATCATGGCGCGAGAACGTCCCGCCCCAAGTCGCCCCGACTGACTTCCAAGCTTCGAGAACTTCCGGATAGTTCGCGAAGTTCGGCGTTGGATCACCCAAAGCATTCCTCGCGGGATCAAAGTCGAACGCGATGCCGTATGAGTGCATCGAAAGCGTATTGATACCGCGCATCAAACGGTAGTTATACGAGCCGCCGAAAATAGCAATACCCGACGCATGCAGCCATTCAGGGTCATTGCTGTACGCATCTCGGATTGTCTCCAGCGCACCTGTGAATGCCTTGGCGACAAGCTTGTGCATCCGGACGGTTCTCACGGGCTTGCCGTCATAGACCAACTGGAACGGTGGTTTGACCGCAATGAGGTTTGCAGCTTCCCACAACAGGCTTGCTCGCGTCACGTCATCCGGATCGCGGGGGTCACCGAACACCGAAACGACATCGCGTTGGTGCGGCCATATCATCGTGCAACCCCGTTCTTTTTATCCCACGACCGCCAACCTGACAGGCCGAGGATCGCCCCGACAATGCCTATAGTGAGATCGCTGTCGATGACAGGGAATGCGCCGGTATACCCGAACCCGACTTGCGCGATAAACTTCGCAAGCGGGTCGATGATCGCCACATAGAGCAAGCCGATGTTCCCGATCCACAATGCTGCGGGGCGGGCACCCGAAACAAAGAAATTCGCGTTGGCCGCCTCGATCTTGTTGATCTCAAGCTGCGCTTTGGTGTTCTCGATCTCCGCCATTTTGATGGCGGTTTCAATCTCAAGATGTGCTTTCTGTCTGGCGTTTGGGTCAGGGATCATGTCGATCACCTTGTTGACCACTTGCGACACAGGGTTAATCAGGGCCAGAAAATCCATTGTTTGCTCCTTACGTGTTTTGCTTCATCGCCGCGATCTGCGCTGCGAGGGCTTCCAACTGCGCTTGCAGTTCTGCGAGTGTTGGTTGTGGTGGTGCGGGTGGCGGGGGTTGATGCGAAGCCGCCGCAAGGGCTGCGTAAACAATGATTTCTTCCGGCGAGAAATCAACAACCCTTTTTTCGCCTGTAGCGACATTTATTTCAATTTTTTGCATCGTATCAACCTTCATATTTTATGTTGACGGACCCGTTGTCGAACACGCCAGTAGCGCCATCCGTGGTCAAGCGCACCCTATCAAGAGTGCCTGAAAGCGGCTTAGACCCCGCGGCGACGTAATGATAACCGTTAACAGAATTACCTAGGCTAGACGAAAACGCCCAAAGACCGGAACTTGCATCCAGTAGCTCCAGTACTGCAATCCCGGAGCAAACGTTACTGGCAAGCCAATTTGAAGAATTGCACCCTAATGTAAATTGAGATGTCCATAACGCAACGGCAACCCCCCCAGCAAAAGCTACGCTGTCTCCAGTGTACCCAGATGTTTG